TACGATCTGGTTTTTATGAAAACTGAAAAGAAGACCTATAACGGCTGGGCTTCAGGGAAAATTTGGGACGGTCTGAAGATTCCTGATGAACCTGTTCTATATTGGAAATGTCACACCTGATTTGTCAAATCTTTTGATGCCCTCACAATGTATTTTGAGCGATGCAAAAATTTTAAAAAGAATAAAAATGCGTTAAGAATATGTGTGAAGCGGAAAATGCGATCTCGATTTGCAACATAAGTAAAGTTATCAGACTAAACTAAAAAGTTGGATTTCCAACATTATGTCAAGGGGAAAATGAGTGGACAATGAAGCTTTTCAAAGGAAGCTTTCAAAGCGCAAAAAGCAGGCGATCAAGCCTAAAAAGGAGAACCCTCCCAAGTGGCTATTTCCTCTAAATGCGGAGAAGCAATATGACAGAGTTCTATATTCTTTGACAAGAGAATTAAAGCGACTGATTAAAGAGATTCTGCTTCCCGAAATTCCTTCCATGATCGTGGAAGTTCAAAATAAAACCCCGAATGACAGAAATGACGATTTCCTCGACAGATTAAACCGCTTGATAATTTACGTTGGTCAGGCTATAGGAAATAAAGTAAATACTACTATACTCGAATCGGAAGCCGTAGGAGTTCAAATTGCTAGGTTTAATAAGCAACAATTCGAAAAGACAAACCGATATGCGTTGGGGTTTGACATCTTTGTTGACGAGCCTTGGCTTGCAGATCAGCTTAAACTTTTCTCATCTCAAAACGCGCAACTTATCAAATCAATTCCGCAGCAAGAACTTGAGCGAGTTGCTGGTGACATTGAAAGAGGATTACAACAAGGATTAAGGTTTACGGAGATCTCCAAAGGATTACAAAAATCTTTTGGAATTACACATAGGCGTGCGCGACTAATCGCAAGGGATCAGACTACGAAATTAAACGCGAGCCTTACCAAATTGCGTCAACAAGAAGTCGGCGTTGAAGAATATATTTGGCAGACTTCAGGCGATGAGCGTGTAAGAAAAACTCATAGAGCTAATGATGGTAAAAAGTTTCGATGGGATTCCCCTCCTAAAGTTACTGGCCATCCGGGCAATGACATCAACTGTAGATGCGTGGCCCGACCTGTGGTGAACACATTACTGGATATAGGGTGATTATGGCAAGTGAAATATCAAAAACCCGTGAAAAACCAGGAGAGTCAAATGCAGGAAAATATAAACATGTTAAGCCGTCTAACTTTGCCGGACCTGATAAGACTTTTCCAATTAACACAACTGCCAGAGCTAGAAACGCTCTCGCGCGAGCGCATTTTGCAAAAGATCCAGGAAGAATTAAGGAAAAAGTCTACTCGAAATATCCCGCCCTTAAAGAAAGGCACAAAGAACGCGAAGGTTTAGATGAAAAAAAATATGACGCTTACAAATCTCGCTAGATACGACAAGGGCGTAGTTCAAGGCGAAACTCAGATGACCGATGAGGGCTACATAAAAGCTCGCGCCATCGTCACAAGATGCGGTGTTTTCCTCTATAAAAATGCAGATGGAACCATAAGAAAAGAATTGCGTCACCCTGATGACGTGATGATTCCTGAAAGCATTCAATCGATAAAAATGATTCCTGTAGTGAATGGCCATCCTCCAGAACGTCTGGTAGACGCTAAAAATGCAAAGAAGCTTGCAGTCGGATATACGGGCGAATCTGTCGAGCCTGAAATGCCATACATTATCGCAAACATGGTCATTACGGATAAAGATACGGTCGAAGAAATTAAAGGCAAAAAAAAGAATCAGCTCTCCCTTGGTTATACTGTGGATCTGATTCCAGATACCGGATGGTACAACGGAGAGCCTTACGAATTCCGCCAAACCAATATCCGCTACAACCATTTAGCCTTAGTCGATCAGGCAAGAGCAGGACCGGAGGCCAGGATTGCACTTGATGGCCAGGACGCAGAAGAAATTTTAAAAGAGGAGGCCGACGTGGCTGAGAAAGAAAAAAAAGTGCGCAAAATTAAAATTGACGCAGAGGAATACATGCTTGAAGACAACGCTGCGATGGGCGTTGAAGAAATGATGAAGAAGCATGAGGCTTTAAAAAAGGCTCATGAAGATCTTATGAGTCAGCATATGAAACTCAAAGACGATCATGAGCGCATGATGGCTGAAAGGGATTCGATGAGAGATAAAGATCATCATGACCCTGAAGCTGTACATCACCCTTTAGCTGAAGAAGATGAGATAGGCAGCGAAGGAAAAGAAGAAAAAGATCCAACAGATCTTTACGGCATGCAGTCGCATGTTCGAGATTATGAACCCCCATCAACCTTGGAGAATCATGCAGTTATGAGCCCAAAAAATGAACACTATCCAAAAGATCTGCCTCATATTCCAAAGGTAGATGCAGCGGATGTAAATAAAAGAGTTAAACAGCGTGTAAAGCTTGAAAAGCTTTCAGAGCGTTATCTCGACAAGACTACTCTATCAAGAATAGACAGTCTGAGCGATGTAGAGATCAAAAAACGTTTGATCTTGAATCTTCAGCCAAAAGCCCAGCTAGAAGGCAAAAGCGAAACTTATATCAATGCACGCTTCGACGCAGTTTGCGAAGAGCTTCCAAAAGATAAAGTCATCGCTAATCCATCTAGAATGGACACTGATGATGACGTGGAAAAAGATCGCGCAGACGCTAATCAGGCTCGTAAAAACATGATTAAGAGAAGCAAGTCAGCGTGGATGCCAAACCGAGGGGGTAAATAATTATGCCACAAACATCATACAATTTTTTAATGAATGTCGGCTCTGCTGGCGAACTCTACGATATTGGTTTCAATAACGTACTTTCGCCTGTGTCGGCTATTGAGCAGATCTTCCCTGGTTTGGGAACTGCTAAGATCATTGGACAGGACATGCAGGTAAGGCTGCCTCACCAAGACCAAGTTGCTGTTTTGCAATCGACAGCTTTAACTGCTGGTAACTCTACTGTGGTTACGCTGAATGGAATTGCCTTATCAGCCGTGCCTTATGCAACAAGCAATGCCGCTACAATGACCGCAATCGCTGCCTTGATTGCTGCTCAACCATTTATCGCCTCTGCAACCTTCGATGGTACAGCTACGATAAATATTCAAGCCGAACAAGGATTTGGCGTGACTGCGACTTTCGTGACCAGCGGTGGAAGTGCTGTTACCTGGACAAGTACTTATTCCAACGACAACGTTTTCTACGGTGTCGCGCTCTATATCCAGAACAAGATGAACCTTTACGGCCCTCAAGGATCAGCGGGTGCAGCTCCTTACTATCCAGGCGATGCTTGCCCTGTTCTTACAAGAGGCCGTGTATGGGTGCAGCCAGAAGCTGCTGTGTCTTCTGATGGCCCTGTTTACTGGAGGATGATACCTACGCTCTCCAATCCGCAAGTCGGAAGCTTCAGAGGCGACTCTGATGGCGGCAATGCGATTCTGTTGAGCAACAATATCGTCAGATGGATAACCAGCTCGGCTGGCGGAACAGGCTCAAACAATCTGGCTGTTTTGGAAATTAACCAACCATAATCGAGGAGAGTTTTTTAATGGATAAAATATTAAGTACTAAACTCGATGCCAACGAAACTTTTTTCTTTGCTCGTGAATTGGAATATATCAAGAGCAAATCGTATGACATCGAATTTCCAGAGATGAAAGCCTTTAAGCATATTCCAATCAGCACAGAAGCTGGCGAAGGTGCTCAGGCGATAACATACGCACAGTTCGAAGAAGTCGGTCTGGCAAGGGTTATTGAATCCTATGCTGATGACCTTCCAAGAGCTGACATTCGCGGTAAAGAATACACCACACAGGTTAAATCCATCGGCGTGTCCTATGGTTACTCTGTGCAGGAAATTCGCGCTGCGATCTACGTAGGACGTTCTTTGACACAAAGACAGGCTAACGCTGCTCGCCGTGCAAATGACCAGCAGATCAACCGCCTGGCCTGGTTTGGCAATACTGTCTACAATATCCTTGGGATATTGAACACTCCAAACATTCCCGAATATCTAGTTCCAGATACAGGGACAGGCGCGACAACTCAGTGGGTCAATAAGACTCCTGACCAGATCCTAAGCGATCTTAATACCATAACTAACTCCATTGTAGCTTTAACACTTGGAGTAGAGATGCCGAATACTGTTCTACTTCCCGTGGCTCAGTATACGCTCATTGCCTCCACCCCAAGAAGCACGACATCGGATACGACGATTTTGGAATACTTTATCCAGAACAACCCATTTATTACAACAGTAGACTGGGTGCCTGAACTGGCCGGAGCAGGTCCAGTCGTTGACGATGTAGCTACAGACCTTTTTATCGCTTACGATAAAAATCCTGATAAACTCACGATGGAGATTCCAATGCCCTTCACTCAATATCCTCCTCAAGAAAGAGGCCTTGAGTTTGTTGTGCCTTGCGAATCCCGTTACGGTGGGATCATAACCTACTATCCACTTTCACTCGCAATAGGATACGGAATTTAATATGGCATTGTTAAATTACACAAAGAAAAACATTCTAGGTATATGCCTGGGCGGTGTCAACAATGACGTCGTCCGGCTTATGCCTGGGATAAATGAAATTGATTCTGAAACATTGGCTAAAATCAAAAAGAACAAGCTTTTCCAGCAGAAATTAGATTCTGGTCTAGTCCAGATCATGGCTGACACAGTTGGAAAAGATGGTAAAAGATCTGTTGAGGATATGCTAAAACACGTTCCACAGATATTTGACACAAAGCTTTTGAGGAAAATCATTGATTCAGATGGAAGGGAACGGGTTGTAAAAGCTGCTCAAGATCAGCTTGATAAGATCAAAAATCCCAAAAAAGAAGAAGAGACGAATGAACATTTCAAGTAGTAATGTCATTAGTGCGCTGTTTATTTACGCTCCTCAGTTCTACACGACAGACCCTGACGTTTTAGCGACATACAATTTATTATATAATTTAATTCAGTGTCAAGTAAACGCAGGTTTTCTGTCGTGCTGTGGAGTGTCTGTATTCGCGTTCTTAATGGCTCATTATTTGACGTTAGCACAGAATCCAACGCTCGGCATGCAAAACAGCATACATGAAGGGGATCTATCCCTTGGCTTCAATGTATCACCTGACATGACAGCGTTGGAACTGACGCCCTACGGGCGCAGCTATCTTGATCTAGTCACAAGAACAACCGTTGGAAGTACAGTATCCAATTTGCCTCCTATCCTGGGAGGAATTGGACAGTACATGCCTACCTGCGGATGCGGGGGCGGTTATGGTGGCGCAGGGTGGGGATGGGGAGGCTCTGGATGTGGGTGTTAAATGGCCGTTTCTTCAATTAAAGATTATAGAAAAAAGTATGATGCCAAATTGGCGGAAATTGAACAGTTTGCCAATTCATATGTGCTGATCGGGTTTCAGGAGGGAACAGTAACAAAGTCTCAGGTGAAGGGAGGAAGGCGCAAAGCTGCTGGAAAAGTGATGGCCAAGATCGCAGCGGAAAACGAATTCGGCACGAAGCGAATACCTGCCAGGCCTTTCATGAGAACAAGTTTTGATGAGAATCGTCAGAGGATAAACAACGCGATAGCCGGAGAGTACGAAAAAATCCTCGGAAGTGCCTCTACTGTTAAGCGTTCATTGAATTTGCTAGGACTCTTTGGAGTGGATCTTATCCAGCAGAAAATCCGTGCTATTCAATTCCCTCCTAACTCCCCAAGAACAATTGCGATAAAGAAAAGTTCGAAGCCTTTAATTGACTTCGGACAAATGATTCAATCTGTAAGGCACAAAGTGGTAATGCCAATATAAGGAAACTATGTATCGATCATTCATGAAATTGCTTCCTGTCTTTATCTTCGTGTGGTGGGTAAGGACATTTGGAGCAGAGCAATACTGGCTTGAACATGGAAGCTGGTATGCACCTTATAAAGATGTAATGGTAAGGAAGCGAAAGAAATGATTCCTCTCGCGCCAAATCCATTCGAAGTTTTCCGTATGCCTATTCAAATCAGGCGTTATACGCAAGGATTTTACTTAAATGGAATTTGGCAAGAAGGATCGCAAGTCACTCTTTCTACTGTTCTTATAACTGGAAATGTCGTCAATATTACTCTTAATGGAGTGGCTCTCTCCCCTATCACATATACTACGTCCGTAGCTGTGACTATGGCCCTTATTCAGGCAGCTTTATTGGCTCAGCCTAATATTTTGTCCGTAGATATCTCATCGAATAATTTGACGATCACGATCTGTCCTCTGCTTCCTAATTTGTCTGTAGTGAATAGTTTTACCGTCACAGGAGGCGCAAGTCAGCCGACAGTGACAATCTTAAACTCTCCTACGATCATCTCTGCGACGGCAAGCGTGCAACCCGCAAAAGGAATAGAAGTAGAATTAATACCAGAAGGAAGACGAGATCATGAGTCATATGTGATGTACACCGCTACAGAAATTTTTGGAATTACTTCTCAGAATCCGGATCAAGTTAATATTTTAAAATCACCATTCACCGGATTAGTTTTTGAAGTGATTGAGATCTACGATTGGCAGAACAATTCAACCTTCAATATCACGAATCATTATAAATATATAGCCTTAAGGCTGCAACCTTTACCTTAAAAATGTCAATAAATTTTGCTACAGTTAGGACTTCGATATATGAATGGGCTACCGCCAACATTCCAGCCGGAATGCCAGCTATTTATCTTTACAATAACGCTCCTCGCCCTACTGTGGATTATATTACGCTCTACATTGCTACTGTAACCCAAATTGGATGGGACTGGGTGCAAGGGCCGACTAGTGATTCTGGTATTTCTAATCAAGTGGGAGATAGAGAGTTTACCGTTCAGATTCAAGCATATGGGAACGATCCATTAACAGTATTAAATAATTTAAGAACGTCATTGCAAAAGCAAAGTGTTTTGGATACGTTGCGAGCTAATGGAATTGTGCTTGCCAACTGGTTTCCTATCAATGATGTGACCGAATTAGTTGATACTAGATTTGAACAAAGAGGATCGATGGATGTGCTGTTTAGGATTGCAGATCAATATACAGATGATCCTGGAGTGATTGACACTGTAGAAGTGGAAGAAACTATAAAAAATCCGGCTGGAACCGTTGTTTACAATGAAACTATAACAATTCCGCCATCTTAAAAGGAGAATATATGCCTTTAAGTGATATTGTAAATGTGAATATTACCAGACAGAGTCAATCTGTTTCGGAACAAGGTTTCGGAACATTGATGATTCTGGGTGTGAATAAAGCGTGGAATGATGTCATTAGGCAATATTCCAATATGCAACAAGTCGCTCAGGATTTCAACCCTTGGGATGCTGACTATATAGCTGCGCAAGACGTTTTCTCGCAGGCAATTACCCCTCCCTTTATCTATATTGGACGCAGGACAGTTGACACTGTGGATGTGACTGTCGAAACGGCCATGACAGATCAAAATTATACCACAACCATTAATGGAACTGCTGTTACTATTAATTCAACTCCATCCGTTCAACAATCTGTCGTCACGCTTTCAGGTATCGTGACCTGGCTGCTGACATTCAGCACCAATTTCAATTCAGATACGACAGGAATTGTCGCTACAGTGAATGGCGTGGCCCTTGCTTCAGTTCCCTGGGATACAAACCAAGCTACGACAATAGGCAACCTGGCAACCGTTATCGCTGCTGCTTCGGGCGTGTCTAGTGCAACTGTGACTTCAACAGACGTTATAACCGTAGTGTTTGATGCTTCGGATAGCTCGGTCGTTAACAGCGTTATCGTCAATGGAACGGGATCGCAGCCTACCTGCGCCTTGACTCAAGACGGCCCTCTAGTCACAAGCAACGTCATCACTTTCTCCGTAAATGGTGTCTCGCAAACTCCAATTACTTTTGCGACAAATTCCCTGGATACAATGGATGCAATCGCAACGGCAATTGAAGGAGTTTTAAACACAGGTTATTCCCCTGGTATAGCTACAGTTGTTGTTTCTGGGCCTAATAACAACGTTCTTTCAGTCACTTCCAACCCAAATCAATCCGGTATAATAAATTCTTTTGTTGTCACTATGGGAGCGTCTCAAGCGACAGCAGCCATCGTGAATACAAATCAGCCAGTCGACGCAAATGTAATTGCAGCCAAGATGGCTACCGCCATAACTGCTGCTTCCCTGGGCGTGACTGGATCTGTGCCTGGAACTCCTAATGGAACCTATAGTGTTACCGCCAGCGTCTCAGGCGTGCCATACACTATAGCTGTCTCGACAAATATCGTCAATCCAAATGCATGCAGAATTTTGATCACACAGGCAATTCCTAATCAGGCTTACACTGTGAAAATAGATGGTTTCTCTTTCATTTACCAAGCTCCTTATAATGTGTCTACGAGCGACCAGATATCTGCTGGACTAGTTGCATTGATAAACGCTGATACTAGTCCAGTCTTCGGCGTGGTTACTGCAACTGACAATGGAAATGGAAGCTTTGAACTGGCCTCTGCATCACCTTTCTTGATTCAAGCTTTTCCCTTTGAATCAATTCAAATTCAGAAAGGGTTGATTATCGGGCCATATGTGCCAAGCAGTTCAGTTGTGACCGATTTGGAAGCAATACAAGACGTTAATGATGATTGGTATGCCTTGGCCTGCACAGACAGAACTGTCGCAACTGTAGAATCTATAGCAGCGTGGATTGAGACTCAGATGAAGATATTCGGAACCGCTTCAAGCGATCCAGATATCATCAATGAAGCTCCAGGAACCGACGTGACTTCAATAGCCTATGTTTTCCAGACCGCTGGCTATGTGCGCTCCTTCGTTATTTATCATCAGGATGCAGCGGAAGATTACCCAGAGTGCGCCTGGTTTGGAAATTGCCTGCCATTGACTCCCGGATCTGAAACGTGGGCATTCAAGACGCTTGCGTCTATTCCTTACTCGGATCTCTCGACTAATCAAGAAAGCAATGCATTCGGCAAGAATTGCAACACATATGAATTCATTGGAGGCGTGGGGATCACGCAGAATGGTGTAGTAGCTGTGGGTGAATATATTGACACAGTACGTGGCGTGGACTGGCTTACTTCTACGATTCAGTCTTTTGTCTACAGCGTTTTAGTCAATAATCCTAAAGTGCCTTACACAGATTCTGGGATTGCAGCGATTGAATCTCAAATCAGAAATGCCCTTGCATTGGGAATCACTAACAATTTCATAGCTTCAGAGCCTCCAATTCAGGTGATTGTTCCCTTGGCAGTCAACGTGCCTCCGATAAATAAGGTGAATAGAATACTGCAAGATGTCAGCTTCACAGCGACTTTAGCTGGTGCAATTCAGGCAATTACGATCAATGGGACAGTGTCTGTTTAGCAATGTAAAGCGGTTTTACATGGATTGGTTAATCGTTTTCTTAATCATAATCGGTGATCTTTTGATCATCTTGAAAAAATCTGCGGGGTTTCTTATTTGGCTGTTTTGCGATGCCTATCTTTGCAACAGTTTTTTTATGAAACAGGATTTTTCGACAGCAGCGGTATTTGGATTATATTCCCTGGTCGGTGTCGCTGGATACCTAAAATGGAAAAAAGAGGAGATTTAAGATGTCAGTTTATACCTATGACCCAGCTTCCGTAGTCTGCACAATCGGAGGCGTACCCATCAGTGGATTTTCCGAGGGAACATTCATTGAAATAGATAGGGATGAGCCTACCTGGAATAAGGTAGTCGGAGCAGACGGTTTAGTGACCCGTGGGAAGACAAATAACTTCTCAGGAACCCTAACCCTAACCCTAAAGCAGTCCAGCCCTAGCAATGATGTTCTAAGCGGATTTATGGCCGTTGATGAAGCGACCAATACTGGCGTATTCCCGATGCTGATCAAAGATCTTTCCGGAAATTCGATCTATTTCTCAGAAAGTTCCTGGGTAACTCAATATGCCAATTCAACTTTTGGAAAAGATATTTCCGATCGTCAGTGGATCATATCATGCGCTCAGCTCGATGCATTCGTAGGCTCTAACGCAAACACATAAGGTAAATCATGATCGAAACTAAAGAAAAGAATATAGAGGGTGATGTGTATTCAGTCACTCAATTCCCTGCTAGGATGGCGTTGAGAATGAAGGCAAAGCTTATCCGTTTATTTGGGCCAGTCATGACTCAAGTCGGAATCCTATTGCTCACCAAGCAAGATGATGAGCAGCAGAAGAAAGATTTGATTAAAGCTGTAGAACTTCTGTCATGCCATATTAATGAGAATGAATTTGAAGCTATCGCAGTTGAGTTGTTTAGTTTCACAAGAAAGAATAATGCCGAGTTAAAACCCGCTTTGATCGATATGGAATTCGCAGGGAACATGGCTGCTCTTTATCAGGTTTTATGGTTTGTGATTGAGGTGAACTACTCAAATTTTTTTCAGATGATCGGTATTGGAAACCAATTGCCAGTTCAGGAAATACCGAGCAACGTTATGAAAAAAACCTTCACGAGAGCTTGCGCATAGAACTTTCAATATGGAGGCTGGTTTTAGAAAATGTGGCCTCGCTACAAGAACTGGAAACAATTTGGAATCTGGACGATGTCGAAAGAGCAAATGCGTTATTGGATATGCGCCTGGATCTCTCAGAAGTAGAAAGAAAAAGGGCTAAGAAATGATCGTCAGGGAACTAGTCACAAAACTTGGATTTCAATACGACAGAACGAATCTTGACAAATTCGAAAAATCAATTATCGGATTTAAAACAAAATTCACTATCGCAGGAGCTGCTGTAGCAGGATTTTTTAAAAAAGTTTTAGATTTTTCAAGTGAATTTGCCAATGCCTCTATTGCAGCCAGCGACATAGCAAAATATTCTGGAATCGCTTTAAAAGATTTTAAAGCTCTGCAATTGGTCGCTGAAAAGTTCAATATTGATGAGACATCATTCAATAATCTTTTCCAAAACATTTCATTAGGAATAAAAGAAGCTTCACAGGGTGTTGACAACTTTATTTTTCAACTTACCAGACAGACTCAGGGAATTGTTAATTTCAGGAAATTGAACGGTGAATTGACAAATGCACGCGATCTTTTCTTGCAGATCGGGCATCTTATCCGACAAATTCCAGATCAATCGGAAAGGCTTAGGATTTTATCAAACATCCCTGGAATCGGGATTGAAAATGCTGGAAAGTTTGAAAGGCTATTGAGTCAGTCGAATGATCAGATTCTTAGGCAGATCTCTCTTCAGGAAGAAGTGGCAGCGCAGTTTGAAAAGTCTTTGCCTGGACTTCAGGTCTATCAGAATTCCATTAATTCCCTTGGGGTTGAATACAAAAAACTAGCGACCACAATCGGATCTTTTGTTGTTCCCATTTTGGGAAAAGTATTAGGCGGATTCAATGATATCATCGACACGCTATCCAACAAAGGATTTAAGCAGTTTACTGAAGAGCTGGGCGGTGCTGTAAGAACAACAGGCAATCAGCTTAATTCATTCATTGAATGGTTGACTGGCATAAACTTGCAAGGACTTGAAAATCCATATGGAATGACTACAGATCCCTATGCCCGAATGCTAAAGGACAATGAAATTAGAAATTCCAACAATAACACTTCAAGCATCATCACAAACAATAAATTTGAATTCAATGTACCGCCTGGAACTACGGAAGGTCAGGCTAATGTGGTTGCGGAAATGGTTAAAATGTCGATTGAATCAACCTGGAATGAGAAGATTAGGGAAGTGATTAACAACAATCCAACGGTAGAATAATGGTTTTAAGCTTAATCTACGGAAAGAAATATGCTCAAAGCTCTATCGGAAACGATCAAATTGGAACAATCACATTTGATACGATGGTTTCTGAAGAGCATCGCTTTTCTTCCAGAGTGACTTATTTTCCAATAGAAAACGGAACAATAATTAGCGATCATATTATTAATCAACCTGACATCATTAATCTTTCTGGCCTTGTTACTGACACGCCTTTAAGTATTCTAGCTCCATTTAATCGGTCTGTTGCAGTCTTTAATTTTCTGCTTCAGATCCATCAGAGAAGGGAAGTCGTAAATGTAGTCACGGGGATAAAAGTTTATGAAAATATGGCAATTACTTCTTTGGATGTTCCTAGAACTGTCAAAACTGGTCAAACTTTAACTTTTAATATTGAACTTCAGCGTATCGTTTATGTGAATAATATTCAGGCTCCCTTGACTCAAGGCAATGTATTTGGAGGAGTTCAGGATAATACTCCTAGGGATATTGTAGCTGAAAACAGTAATTATCCAATCATTCAAAACGATCCCCCTTATAGCCTTAAAGATCAGGCTAGCAGCGCAGTGAATGTGGGCGTACAAAGTCTACAGCCAATCCCTACATCCATCCTGCCTAATGTATTGTCCAATGCCGCTACAATTTTAGGTGTGTAATGCAAATAATCCCTTTTAAAGAAGAAGCCGCATGGCAAGCTCAAGTGACTCTTACTAACATTATCTACCTGCTTTATTTCCGCTGGAATGCGATCAATCAATACTGGGTCATGAATATCCTTGATCGCAACAGCAATCCTATTTTGCTGGGTGTGAAGGTCGTCACAAATTATGATCTAACATCTCCCTTCGTGGTCGAAGGTC